AGTTGTTATTGATTCAGTTACAAATGAAGTTATTTCTGATATTGACATCAGAATTGTAGATACAAATTGGCAGAGAATTTCCTCCGATATTAGCAATCCGATAGAAAATTCAAGTGTTAAAATTATTAATAACACGTTTTCTTTATCCAACCAAACTCCAAAAATTGTTCCAACTCAAAATTCAAATGGAATTGGTGTTTCCAGTTTAAATTATGATTTAAATACAGGAAAAGTAACAGCTATATTAAAAACTTCTTATTCCGCAAAAGATGAATTTCCAATCTTAATTGGAGATAAAGTCTTAGTTGAGGGAGTTAGTGTTGGTGTTGGATCAACTGGAATTGGATATAATTCTGAAAATTATAATTATCAATTATTTGACGTAATTGATGTCAATCAAAATCTTGGTGGAGTTGGAATTGTTACATATAGTTTGTCAAATTATTTAATTCCTGGACAATATCCTGGCAATTTTGATCCTGGAAATTCATCGGCGGTTTTAGTGCCACAAAGATTTTTCCCAACATTCAATACTATTTTAAAATCACAAGACTTTAAAAAACTGGATATTGTCAGTGATGGAAATGCTTCTGGAACAGTGTTTGAATATGACACTGTAAACAAATATTTGATTGTAGAGGGAACTGAAGACTTTAAGGTTGGAACAATTATTTCTTCCAAAGAAACTGGGGCAAGAGGTAAAATTAATAAGGTTTTATCATTTAATTCTAATTACAATTTAAATTATTATTCTGTAGTTAATAATGGATGGGAATATACAACAGGAGTTCTTAATGATTCTTCGCAAAGATTGCCTGATAATGAGTATTATCAGAATTTTTCTTATGCAGTTAAATCAAAAGTTTATTTTGATAAGTGGAATGATGTTGTCAGTTCTTTAACTCATACTGCTGGATTTAGAAAATTTAGCGATCTGCAAATAGAATCATTATCTCCAACCTCACTTTCGCCCGATATTATACCAACGGTAACAGCACTTATTTCTATTGATAGTGAATATAACTTAAATTGCGTTCCTAACTTTGATTTAGCATATGAAAATTATCTTACAAATGAAAAGGTTGCTTTTTCAGATGAAATTAATTTTTATTCATCTATTATAACAGATTATAATGAAAATATTTCAAACCGTATTTTAAGAATAGACGACATTAGCAGTGAATTTAATAGCTCTGGTAGAACAACTCCATATGGAGTTGTGAAATCAATTAACTTTAATACTGAAGAAAATAGATTTCACAAATATTTTACATATGTTAGAGATAGATTGTTTACTGGTGAGAGACAAATATCAATTGTTAATATTCTAAACGACCCAATTCGTGGCGTTGGAATGATCAATCAATATGGAACTCTTGATAGTCAAAATAGTTTAGGTTATTTTGATTATGATGTTGATACTGGTTCTAACACTGGATTCGTTAAATTTTATCCAGTAAAATATAGATTTAATAATTACAATATATCTTACATATCATATAATATAGATGAAGTCTTAACTGATACAGAAACTCAATCAAGTTTTAGAAATATAGGTGTTTCTACAAATCTTTCTGGTCCAATTGTAAGTATTGCAGCATCAAATGTATTTGTTAATGCTGGTGTGGCAGAAACTATTTTAAGATTACCTAAGGTTGGAATTATTACTTCTGGGGTAAGATCTGCAAAAATCTTAACAGTTGTAGAAAGTAATGAGTCTAGAAGTGTAAGTGAATATAATGAAATCAATATTGTTCATGACGGAACAGAACTGCATAGTATTGATTTTGGACAACTGAGTCTTCACACTTTAACTGATGGATTTTCTTCATCTGGGATTGGAACATTTTATCCATATTTAAGTGGTAGCGATATAGTTGTAGATTATACTTTAAAGGCAAGTTCTGGAATCACAACTGCAAAAGTAAGTTCAATTGTAATTGGTATTTCTTCTGAAAAATATACATTTGAGAATGCTGGAGTTGGTGCAACTGTTTATATGCCATATGGATTGGTTGCAGCAACTGATAAGTTGTTAGTTACATCTGCAACTGGAGAACAAACTGTGGCATCGGTTTCTAGTGAGTATGATGCTGCATATTTTGTTGCTCAAGTATCGGATGTTACAAATTCACAGTATCAAATATCTGAGATTGTAGTTCTTTGGGACTCTAATGATGCTTATATTACTGAATTTGGAGTTGTAAGTACAAGTGGTCAAAGTTTAGGTGATTTTGGTGCAAGATTATCGGGATCTAATTTAGAATTGACTTTTACAAAATCTGGATCGTATGAGGCAAGGGTTAAATCTTTAGTCAATTTCCTTAGAATTGAAGAAAATGTATCAGGATCAACTCCTATAGAATTAACTAGCTCAAGAATAGAAAATGCGATTTCTTTCTATACTGGGACAGAAATAGATGTTAAAAAAGATTTTAATCTTACTTATAAAGGTTATCCAATATTTAAAAGAGTTTTTAATGGTTCAGATTCTTCAGTTGTTGATTTACAAAACAATACAGTATTCATACCAAATCACTTTTTTGTAAGTGGTGAAGAAGTTTCATATTATCCAAAAACTGGTATAGGGACAAATAACGTTGGTATTGCGACTACAACCATTGCTGGAATAGGAACCACTGATAAATTACCATCATCTGTTTTTGTAATCAAAGTAAATGAAAGCAAAATTAAATTTGCAGGGTCTGCCCAAGACGCACTGAAAGAAATCCCAATTTCACTGAATTTAACTTCTGTTGGAATTGGAACATCTCATAGTATAGTTTCCAAAAATCAAAACCAAAAAGTTTTAATATCAATTGACAATCTAGTTCAATCTCCTATTGTATTAACTTCAATAGCATCTTCTCTATCAAATTCTGCACTGAGAACTCAGGATTTGATTTACTTAACTGGTATAACTTCTTTCTTCAGTGGAAATTATGTTAAAGTAAATAATGAGATTATGAAAATTGTCGGTGTTGGTATTGGATCAACAAACGCTATTCAGGTTTCTCGTGCAGAAATGGGAACCGTTCTTGCTGGACATGACACCGGATCAAGAGTTGTACAAATATCTGGAAATTATAATATTGTTGAAAATATTATTAATTTTGCAGATCCACCTCCAGGAAGAACACCAATTGGAACCATAACAGATCCAGTTCCTTTTAGGGATTGGGAAGGAATTACAACTTCTGCAAGTTTTAGTGGAAGAATGTTTATGCATTCTGGTGCAATCAATGGAACAGAAGAAACATATTCTAAGAATTATGTTTTTGATGATATATCACAAAACTTTGCAGCAACTAGAAATACATATACCTTACAATCTGGCGGATCTAATGTTGTTGGAGTTGCAACCAATAATGCATTTATTCTTATCAACGGAATTGTGCAAGGAAAAGGATTAAACTATGATTACACTTTAAGTGAAACCTCTGGAATTACATCTATTACTTTTACTGGTGCTACAAGTACACAATCATCTGATCCAAATTCATTAAACATACCTACTGGGGGAGTCATTGTCTCAGTTGGATCTACAATGGGATTCGGTTATCAACCATTGGTTTCAGCTGGAGGAACTGCAATTGTTTCTATTGCTGGAACAATATCGTCAGTAAGTATCGGAAACAGTGGATCTGGATATAGAGTTGGAGTTCAGACAGTTAGAGTTGCAGTAGCTTCTTCTACAACTGGAATTCCAAACCTACAATTTATTGGAACAGCGGTTGTAAGTGACGGTCATATTGTAAGTATAGCAGTTACGAATGGTGTTTCTGGATTTAGTCAATCAAATCCACCATATGTTGTTATTGATGATCCTCTCCCATATTCAAATATTCCTCTGATTTATAGTCAAGACAGTTTAGGGAGCGGTGGCGTACAAGCAAAAGTTGATATTACGGTTGGACAGGGATCAAGTGTAGTTGCATTTACACTCAGAGACTCTGGATATGGATACGGTGTGAATCATATCCTAACTGTGCCGATTGGTGGGTTGACTGGTATTCCAACAACATCAGTTGCTAACTTCAGAGAGTTTCAATTAAGTATTCAAGAGGTTGAGACTGATAGATTCTCTGCATGGTCAGTTGGAGAACTTGAGGTATTAGACGATTTCTCAAATCTCTTTAACGGTGTTAGAAAAGCATTCCCAATTACTCGTTCTGGATCTCCAGTTTCTATCCAATCAAAATATGGATCATTAGTTAAAGTAGAAGATGTTGTGATAATCTTCATCAATGATGTTTTACAAGTTCCAGGTATTTCTTATAGATTTAGAGGAGGAAGCACAATCACATTCCGTGAAGCTCCAAAACCTGATGATAGAATGAAGTTCTTCTTCTATAAGGGAACAAGTGGAATTGATATTTTACCAAAAGAAGTTATAGATTCAGTTCAAACTGGAGATGGAATTACACTTAACTTTGAAAATTCATTGGGACAAAAGAGTCTGTTCCAACAAAATGAAAGAATTATTACCAAAATCAACTCTTCAAGTTCTGTTGACACCAATGTTTATTATGGACCAGGATTGAGTGAGGATAGTGAACTTCTCAGATCAGCAACAATTTGTAGGCAAACAGAGGATCTAATTGTAGAAAATAAATTGATTACAAAAGATCGTGAAATTTATGAGCCTAGCGTTTATCCAGTTTCTTATATCATTCAACCTCTGGGAATTGGATCTACATCAGTTTATGTTGACAGTATCAGACCTTTCTTCTTCCCACATAATGAAAGTAGCAATTTAGAGCATCAAAATAAAATTACAATTAACTCACAAAAAACTCAAATTGGTGCAGCAGCAACTGTGGTTGTTTCTGACTTGGGAACAATATCAAATATTGTAATATCTGATGGTGGCGTTGGTTATACAACATGTCAAGTTACGATTGAAAATCCAATTGGTATTGGTACTACCAGAGCAACTGCAATTCCTATAATTTCAGTTGGAGGAACAATCTCTAGCATTCAAATTGAAAATATAGGTTTTGGATATACAAATACTAATCCACCCGTTGTCTTAATCTCATCTCCCACTCATTCTCAAGAAACAATAGGTGTCACTACTTATTATGGAGATTCTGGAATTATTGTTGGTATCGCGTTTACAGTAGGATTTAATCTCACAGTAGGAGTTGGATCTACTGTTCCAATTGATAAGATGGTTCTTGATTTGTTTATTCCAACGGATTCGCATTTAAGATCATCTACAGTAACAGGAACTGCCGTAACTGTAAGTGGAATTACAACTGGTGACTTCTTTGTTATTGATAAATCAAATATTGGTGTTTATCAAAAACAAAGATATTGTTATGGAATTGATAATTCTATCGTTGGAATTTCCACTAATTTCTTAGATGGTATATATCAAGTCAGCGAATCAAGTATAGCTCAAAGTTCCGTGACTGGAATCGGAGTTACGTACATTAATAGAGTTGTTGTTAATGTTACTGGAGCAGGGACAAACTTCACAAGCATTAGCATTAATTCTACATTTGATTCGTTATTAACTACTTTTGATTATTCAATATCAGATTTAACAAATAATGATATTCAGATTTATGATATTTTACCTTATTATGGAAACTTCACTTGGGGTAAACTTGTATTTTCTCCAAGAGTTGGAGTTAACACTTTTGTCTCATATGCAAAATATGGTTTACCTGGAATTAATACCTCAGATTATATTCAAAGAACTAACAGATTAAAATTTAAGAATTATACTGGATAAATACTTCTAACTTACTCAAGAATTGTTTTTAAGTAATGGCAAGGCAAGGAATAAGCACAGGTATAGTACCCAATGATGGAACAGGCGATACTCTTGCTAGTGGCGCTGTAAAAATTAATCAAAATTTTAGTGAACTATATTCATTTTTGGGCGATGGAAACAATTTAAATACTATAAAAGCAGGTAATCTATCACTTACAGGAATCACTACAGGACTTAATGTTCCTGGTATTAGTACTCTTGGATTTATTCAGAATACTACTTTAAATGTTTCCGGATTCTCCACATTAGGTAGCATCAGTGGAGAAAATTTAAGTCTTGCTGGAGTAACTACAGGTCTTAATGTTCCTGGTATTAGTACTTTAGGATTTATTACAGCAACAACATTAAACACATCTGGAGTCTCAACATTCTCTGGAGGTCTTAATGCATCTGAAGGTGCCGATTTAACCAGACTTAGAGTTACAGGTATTAGCACTTTAGGACAAACTAATACTACAGGATTTTTTAATGCTGGAGTATCAACTTTAGGAAATGTTAATGCTACCACTGCAGTTGTATCTGGATTCTCTACATTAGGCAGCATCAGCGGCGGAAACTTAACACTTGCCGGAATTACTACAGGACTTAATGTTCCTGGTATTACTACTCTTAGGGATACTACAATTGGTAATTTGTCCCTGGCAGGAATCACTACAGGACTTAGTTCTCCAGGTATTAGCACTCTCGGATCAATTTCAGCAACAACATTAGTAGTCACCGGTGTTTCTACTGTAGGCGTTGTAACTGGTGCAACATCAGTTCAGGCAACTAATTTATATGGTAACGGTTCTGGATTGACAAGTTTAGATGCAAGTAATTTAAGTTCTGGTATAATTCCCAGCGGAAGGTTAACAGGATCATATGATATTAGTATTACCGGAACTGCCTCCAGTAATACTATATCAGTCTCCACAGCAACGGTTGCAAATAATTTAGTTATTGGACCAATTGGATCTGCAACAACTTATGTTGATATTAGAAATGGTGATATTAATGTCACTAATAATCTCAAGGTTTCTGGAATTGCAACCGCAACAACTTTAAGAGTTAATACATTAACCAACATTGCTGGAACAAGTATTCCAAATCCAATTAGTTTGACTACTGCTTTTGTTACATTAACTTCCAATATAACTTGGCATACTAATCGTAATAATACTACACAATTATTAGGATCAATTGCACCATATACTAATTCAAAAACAAAAATGGTTAGAATTAGTGTTATTCATGTTCACATCCAACCAGGGGGTTATCATGGATATCTTTCTGGGTGGATATTTCAAACTGGTAAAACTTATAATGTAAATGGAACTTATGTCGAAAATGAACATTATAATTGGTATTGGAATAAATTTCAAACAGAAGTGTTAATTCCATGGGATCCAAGTGGAACTCAAAGTATTAGTATGTTTGTAACTAGTGCTTACAATACAAGTAGTCTTAATTACTATAATATTGTTTATACGGGAAGGATCGATCAATGATGACATTAATACAATCCGCACTTATTGAAATTGTAAATGAAGAACCAGATCACTTCTTTTTTAGAGGTGAACCATCTTATGAAAATATTGTGTGGACTTCAAAAACATTAGAAAAACCATCAGAAGAAGAAATTACAAATAAAATAGAAGAACTTAAACTAAAACAAGAAAAAACAGAATATCAAAGACAAAGAGCACCAGAATATCCACCTATTGGTGACCAACTTGATGCTTTGTTTCACGCTGGAGTTTTTCCACCAGAGATGGCAGAAAAAATTCTAGCAATAAAAAACAAATATCCCAAACCACAGTAATAAATAAATAAAAACTCAAAAAATGGCAGCAATTATAACTGATAAGATTAGAATATTAAATGCAAAGAAATTTGTAGCAGGTGTAACATCTACTGCAAATTCTTATTATTCTTTTGTTGGTTTACCAAATCCAACTGCTATTCAAAGTGATTGGAATGACAATCCACCAAGTCCCACAGATAACTTTAGTTCTGAGTGGGATACTTGGGATACCATAATAGCACTTAAAAAAATAACACCATCGGACGTTAAACTGGTGGTCAAAAAAAGCACTTGGTCATCTGGCACAACTTATGATTATTATCGCCATGATTATAGTGTTTCCAATCCTCCAGCAAATTCATCAGCAACATCTTTATATTTGTCAAATTATTATGTTATAAACAGCGATTTTAGAGTTTATATTTGTTTGCAAAATGGAACTACACCAGAAACTCCAGAAGGTAAACCATCACTTGATGAACCAACTTTTGTAGACCTTGAACCAAGATCTGCGGGAACAAGTGGTGATGGATATATTTGGAAATATCTTTACACCATAAAACCATCAGAATTAGTAAAATTTGACTCAATTGATTATGTACCCACACCATCAAATTGGGAAACTTCCGACGAAAATGCTGCTGTAAGACAAAATGCAGTTGATGGTGGAATCAAAATTGTTGTTATAAAAAATAGAGGTGTTGGAGTAGGAACTGCAAATAAAACTTACACAAGAGTTCCGATTAAAGGAGACGGAACCGGTGCAGAATGTACGATAGTGGTTAATAATGATCAAAAAGTTGAGTCCGTAACCATCTCAAGTCAAGGTTCTGGGTATACGTTTGGAAATGTGGACTACATAGCAGGTGGAGTTCCAACGCCCACTTCTCCACCAGTTTTTGATGTTGTTATTCCTCCTTCTGGTGGACATGGATATGATGTCTATAATGAACTTGGTGCTAAAAATGTTCTCCTTTATTCAAGAATAGAAAATGATTCGGAGAATCCAGATTTTATTGTTGGCAATGAAATCTCAAGAATTGGACTAATTGAAAATCCTTTAGTATTTGGATCATCTCAAATTTTATCTTTAGATAAAGCAAGTGCTGTTTATGCATTACGTTTAACTGGAACTGGATATAGTACAGCAACTTTTACTTCGGATTCAATCATATCACAAACTGTTGGATCTGGAGTTACTGCAGTTGGAAAAGTTATCAATTACGATCAAGTTACTGGAGTTCTCAAATATTGGCAAGACAGAACTCTTGCAGGATTTAATACTGTTGGAACAGCACAAACAACTCCTCAATATGGGTATAATTTAACAAGATTTACGTCTTCTCCATCTGCTGGTGGAAATTTAACGATTGTTGGTGGAAGTATTAACCTAGCAATAACAACGTCGTTTAATGGTTTCTCTACATCAATAAATAATAGAACATATTATCTTGGACAGTCTTTTACCAATGGTTTGGCAAATCCAGAAGTTAAAAAATACTCTGGAAATATAATTTACATTGACAATAGACCAGCGATTACCAGATCCGTCAACCAAAAAGAAGACATTAAAGTTATATTGCAATTTTAACTAACTATGGCCCAACAAACTAATCTCAACATTTCGCCATATTTTGATGATTTTGATCCCGATAAAAATTATCATAAAGTTCTTTTTAAACCAGGGTATCCTGTCCAAGCAAGAGAACTGACTGGTCTTCAGTCAATACTTCAGAATCAAATTGCAAGATTTGGTCAGCACTTCTTTAAGGAAGGTGCTAAGGTTATACCTGGAAATACTGCGTACACCAGATATTATTATGTTGTAGAACTTAATAACACACATTTGGGTGTACCAGTTGATTTTTATGTTGATCAATTAGTTAAAAAAAGAATTGTTGGACTAGTTTCAGGTGTAACAGCGGTTGTTGATAAAGTTTTAAAGTCTGCAGACTCAGAAAGAGGTAATACCTCGATATACCTTTCATATATTTCTTCTGGAGTTGCAGATTCAAGTCAAAAAGTATTTTTGGATGGTGAGGAACTTTCCACCGATACTGATATTGTTTCTGGACCAGATAATAATCCATTTATACCAAGTGGAGAATCAATAGCTTCTGCCATTTCACTTAATGCAACATCAACATCTGCTGCATATTCAATTTCAAATGGTGTTTATTTTATTAGAGGAACTTTTGTAAATGTAAACGATGAAACTTTAGTATTAGATCAATATAAAGATAATCCTACAGGAAGAATAGGACTTCGTATTCAAGAAGAAATAATTAATTCTGATGAAGATGAAACTTTAACAGATAATTCAAAAGGTTTTAATAACTATGCGGCTCCAGGAGCAGATAGACTTAAAATAACTTGTTCATTGCAATTTAAAGCAGTTGATGATTTTAATGATAATAATTTTGTAGAACTCGGTACAATTAGAAATGGATTTTTAACAAGTAAAACTAAAACTACAGAGTATAACTTACTATCAGAAGAATTTGCTCGTAGAACGTATTCAGAATCTGGTGATTATACTGTTAAAGCATTTGAGGTTTCGGTCAAAGAATCTTTGAATGATGGAGTTGGTAATAATGGTATATTTGAGCAAGGTCAACTAACATTTTCTGGTGCAGTTGCTTCAGAAGACTTGACATTATATGAAATATCACCAGGAAAAGCTTTTGTTAAGGGATTTGAAATTGAGACAATATCCCCAACATATCTTGATGTACCAAAACCAAGAACAACAAAATCTTTATCGGATCAGTTAATAAATTATAACACAGGATCTACTATAACTTTAAATAGAGTTTTTGGATCTCCAGTTATAGGTATCGGAAATACTTATATTGTGAGTTTAAGAGACGAAAGAGTTGGAGTTAATAGTATTTCTGCTCCAGGAAAGGAAATAGGACTTGCTAGAGTTTATGATTTTTATTTGGAATCAGGATCTTATTCCACTAGCAACCAAAAGGTAAATCAGTGGAATATTTCTCTATATGATATTCAAAATTTTTCACATTTAACTTTAAATGAACCAGTAACTCTCCCAATTCCAACATTTGTAAAAGGAAAGTATAGCGGAGCTACTGCATTTATTAGAAGTTCTGTTTCTGCAGGGACTGCTTTGACAGTTTATGAGAAAAAGGGCAATTTTGTTGCAAATGAACCTCTAATATTTAATGAAGATGAAAAACAAAACGTAAGAGTTGCAATAGCAGTAACATCTTATGGAATTTCTGATGTCAGGTCAATATATGGTGGACCAAGTTTAAATGAAGTTGGGTTTGCCAAGACATTTACTGCAGATACAATACAAGTTTCTTCAACTAGAATAGGAATTGCTTCTGTCACTCCATATGGTGCTTCTACTGGACAAAGTACAATTGTAAGTCCAAACACTATCTTTCCGGGAAAACTATTAAAAAGAAATAGTCTCGTCTCTTTTTCTGGACTTAATCTTCCAGAACCAACATATGCAAGAGTAGTGAGTGTTGGCACAACATCAATCGTGGTTACTGGAGTAACCACGGTGAGTGGAGTGTGTCAAGGTGCTTTACCAGTATCGTCAAATCTATCTGTTAATGATTTGACGATTTTAAATACTTCAATTAATCAATCATTTGATGAAACTCTGTACACCGCGATGCCCAGAGGTGCTATCTCAGATGTTGATCTAAGTTCATCTGAAATTAAAATTCGAAAATCATATACAGTAAATATTACAGGCAATAAACTATCATCACCAATTGTAGCAGATGCTAATCAATTTTTCTTACCATTCGATGAGGAAAGATATACTTTAGTAAGATCTGATGGAAAAACAGAAGTTCTCACTTCAGATAAGTTTTCTATAAGTTCAGACGCAACTACTTTACAAATTAACAATCTTGGTGATGATGACACTGGTGCAACATTAACTGTCACGTTATCTAATACAAAACCAAAAGCAAAAGTTAAAAGAAAAAGCAGAATTAATTCATTAGTCATTGACAAATCATCAATCAATGGATCTGGAATAGGAGCAACAACATTTAATGATGGGTTAACTTATGGAAATTATCCATATGGAACTAGGGTTCAGGATAATAAAATTTCTCTAAATTATGGCGACATTTTAAATGTATATGGAATTTATGAGTCTACAGATACCTCCAGTCCTTCGGCACCAAAGGTTATCTTGTCCAACATATCAGGTTCAACTGGTAAAACCTCAGATTTAATTATAGGAGAAAAAATAGTTGGGTCTATTTCAGGATCAATTGCTATTTACGCAGAAAAATTAAGCGATGAAGAAATAACATATTTACCAAGAAATGCAATATCTTTTAAAGAAGGTGAAATAGTAACTTTTGAGGAATCAAAAATTAAAGCAATTGTAACAACTTTAGAAACACCAAGTAAAAATATTACATCTAACTTTACGTTTAATAATGGACAAAAAGGTACGTTTTATGATTTTGGATTCATTGAAAGAAAAGCAGAATCGCAGCAACCAGATAGATCTTTAAAAATTTATTTCTCAAATGCGTATATTGATTCAGTCGATGGCGATTTAATAACTAAAAATTCATATGATTCATTAGATTATGTTAATGATATTCAGATTATAAATGCATATAGAAATACGGATTTAATAGATATTAGACCAAAAGTTTCTTCTTACGTTGTAAGTGAATCAAAAAGATCTCCTTTTGAATTTTTTGGAAGAAACTTTAACTCTGCAGAAAACTCCATCTCAAATATTTTATCTAGCGATGAATCAATTAAATTGGGATATTCATTCTATCTTGGAAGAATAGACAGAATTTATTTAAGTAAAGATGGAAAAATGCAAGTTCAATATGGAGAACCTGCAGAGTATCCAAAAAAACCTGTCAATATTGATGATGCACTAGAAATAGCAAGTGTAACTTTACCACCATACTTACCTTTTGTTCAGTCTGCATCAGTATCCTTCCTTGAACACAAAGGATACAAAATGTCCGATATCAAAAAATTAGAGGACAGAATCAAAAATCTTGAGTACTATACTACTCTATCGTTATTAGAAAATAAAACCTCAGCATTGTTTATTCCAGATTCTGAGGGATTGAATAGATTTAAGTCCGGTTTTTTTGTAGATAATTTTACATCATTTTCTGCACAAGATTCATCTAAAAAAATTAAAAATAGTTTAGATACTAAAAATCAAGAATTAAGACCAAGACATTATACTAACTCAATTGACTTAACTCCTGGACCTGTTTCAAATATTTCTCCTAGTGAAGATTTTAAATTCTTAAACCCAGAAGGAACAAATATAAAGAGGTCGCAAAACATAGTTACTTTAAACTATAAAGAAGTTGAATGGTTAAAACAATCATTTGCTACCAGAACTGAAAGTATTACTCCATTTTTAGTTAGTTTTTGGCAAGCATCTTTGGAATTAACTCCATCTTCAGATACTTGGGTAGATACCTCTAGACTTGAGGCTAAAATTATTAATACTGAAGGTAATTATTCCCAAACTGTTGCTTCACTTGCAGCATCTCAAGGTCTTGACCCACAAACAGGTCTTGGTCCAATTGTTTGGAATTCTTGGCAACAATTCTGGACAGGAACACAAACATCAACGTCAACGTCAACTAGAAATGTTACAATTGATCCAGGTTGGTGGGGTGGCAATGAGGGCCTCGAAGCGATTTGGGGAACTAGAACTGATCAAATCATACAAGATACATATCTGAATACTTTCCAAACGGGATTTCAAACAAGACAAGGATCAAGGACACAAGTTACAGAGCAATTTGATAATACATCTGTTGGAGATAGAGTTTTAAATAGAGAAGTAATCGCCTTTATGCGATCAAGAAATGTTGAGTTTAACTCCAAAAAATTAAAACCATTAACACAGATCTATGCATTTTTTGATGGGATAAATGTGACAAAATATTGTACCCCAAAACTTTTAGAAATCTCAATGCAAAGTGGTACATTCCAAGTAGGAGAAACTGTAGTTGGATCTATTCAGGCAACAGGATTACGTCCATTAGGCGGGTCAGCAGATCCATTTATTACTTTTAGAGTCGCACAAGCAAATCACCAAGAAGGACCATATAATGCTCCCACAAAAATATATAAAAATAATCCGTATTTATCGCAAGTTTCTGCAACTAGTTTAGAAACTTATGCAGATACAGCAGGAACTATTCAACTTGCAGGTGGAACAAACAATGTAACTCTTCCATCACAATATTCATCAGTTTCAACTATTTTAAACGTCGATACTTACTCATTATCTTCTCAAGCACAAGGGGAGTTTAGTGGTTATGTTCAGACGGGAATGGTTTTAGTCGGACAAACAAGCGGTGCTATTGCAAGAATTACAAATGTCAGATTAATTTCTGATTTAGGATCTACGCTTATTGGAAGTTTCTTTATACCAAATCCAAACATTTCCACATATCCACGTTTTTCAACTGGAGAAAAAGTTTTTAAATTAATTGATAATATCGCTAATGATAAAAATAAAGCAGAAACAATAGCAGAGGATTCATTTATTTCATCTGGAACTTTAGAAACCGTTCAAGAAAATATTATTTCGGTGAGAAATGCAAAAATTGAAAGATTACAAACTTTTGAGCAACAAAATATTCAAAGACTAAATTCATCTACTTTAGTTGCCTCTGATGTTATTTCATCAATAACAACAGATATTGTTGTTGGTTGGTTTGATCCTCTTGCACAATCTTTCCAAGTTTTAGATTCCACAGGCGTTTTTATAACAAGTTGCGAAGTTTTCTTCCAAACAAAAGATGACATGAATGTTCCAATGACATTCCAAATACGTACAATGGCGAATGGAACTCCAACTCAAAAGGTTCTTCCATTTTCTGAGATTATTTTAACGCCTGAAGAAATTAATGTTTCAGCAGATGGATCTATTCCTACTAAAATTAATTTTAAATCTCCAGTATATCTTGCTGGTGGTGGAACCGAATATGCAATATGTCTAGCATCATGGTCAACAAAATATAGAGTATTCATATCTAGAGTTGGAGAAGCAGATATATTAACAGATGAATTTATTTCCAATCAACCATATCTTGGATCTTTATTTAAATCTCAAAATGCATCGACATGGGATGCAAGTCAATGGGAAGATTTAAAATTCACATTATACAGAGCTGATTTTGTTGAGAATGGAAATCTTAAAGTTTATAATCCAATTTTAAGCGAAGGTAATGGACAAGTTGCGTTGTTGCAACCAAATCCAATTATTGTTCAGTCAAAACAAATTCGTGTTGGACTAGGATCAACATTAACAGAATCTTTCGGAGATGTAAATGGTCTTCAATTTGGAAATACTATTTCACAATACAATTCCAATGGAACTGGTAATTTAATCGGAAAAGCAGGAATAGCAACAGGAAATCTTAACATTCTTAATGCTGGAATTGGATATACACCATCATCTGGTGGACTTACTTATTCTGGAATTGGACTCACAAATATTACAGGCAACGGCAGAAACATTACTGCAAACGTAACGATTGAAAATGGAGTAGCTGTTGCGGCAACAGTTGTGAATTCAGGATCGGGTTATCAAGTTGGAGATGTGTTAGGAATTACTTCTATCGGAAATGCGTCTGTAGGACAAAACATTAGATTGTCAGTTGTTTCTATTGCAAGTACAAATGAGTTGATTTTAGATAATGTTCAGGGTGAATTTGTAACAGGAGTTGGAAAAACTTTAGCATATACCAATAGTCTTGGAATAGTCAAAAACCTGAATGAAAATTCTGGTGGCAGTGTTAAAGTTGACACAATAAATGTAGTTAATGATGGTCTTCATTTTGTAGTTAATCATGTTAATCATGGTATGCATCATGAAACAAACAGAGTCACAATTTCTGGTGTTGAATCAGATATAATACCATCAAAACTTTCTATCCCATATGCGGCAGATTCTACTTCTACAATTTCTATAGATCAAAGTTCAGATTTTTCTACATTTGAGAATGTCGGAGTTGGCACCACGAGTCCAGGTTACATATTGATTGGTAGTGAGATTATTTCTTATACTTCAGTTTTTGCCGGAGAACTTAGAGGTATTACAAGAGGATTAAATCCCAAAAACTACTTATCTGGAACTCCAGTTTACAAATATGAACTTGGTGGAGTTTCCTTGAATAGGATTAATAAAACACATTTATTGAGCGATGTTTCAGTATCGCAACCAATTACATTTAATTCATACAATGTCAAAGTTGATATGACAACAAACGGAACTGATAGATCGGGTGCTAGCACTTTTCCAAAACTACATTTTAATCAAACTCAATCAACTGGAGGTGTTACAATCAGAGCTTCTCAAAATATGCCTTTTGAGATTATAACTCCAATGATTCAGAATGTAACAGTTCCGGGAACTAATGTGACTGCAATCATGAAAACAATTTCTGGAACCAGTTTAAATGATGGATCTGGACAAGGATCTGATGTTCCATTTATGGATAAGGGTTATGAAACAGTTACATTAAACGCAACAAATTATTTGGATTCTCCTAGAATTATTGCATCAAGAATCAATGAAACATCAAATAGTAGCACAATATTAGAACAAGGAGATAGATCATTTGCAATGAATCTTTCTCTTAGTAGTTTTGATTCTCGTTTGAGCCCAATTATTGATATTGATCGTATGAATGTTATTATTACGTCAAACTTAGTTAATAAACCAATTAGTGACTATACTAAGGATAGTAGGGTAAATCTAATTTCATCAGATCCACACGCATGTACGTACATAACTAATGAAACTACTCTCGAAAATCCAGCAACATCAATTAAAATTATTTTAAGTGCTCATGTTAATTTATATTCTGAAGTAAGGGCACTTTATGCCATAGACGATAATCAAAATTTTGAACCTATATTTACACTCTTCCCAGGATACGGAAATCTAGATGCAAATGATAATGTGATCTCAGAAGAAAAGAGTACTGGACTATCGGATAAATTTATTTCTCCTGATATATCTCTGATTGATGCAAATTCTATAGATGCAGAGTATAGAGAATATACATTTACAGCAAATAATTTACCATCCTTTAGATCTTATAGAATTAAATTAGTCATGACATCAACAAATCAAACATATCCACCAAAACTTAGAGATTTAAGAGTTATTTGTTTAGTATAAAATGAAATTTATAAAAGTCGAAGGACATGATGGATTGATAAGAGATCCAGTTACAAAAGCGATTATTAATACTAATAGAGATGAGTATGAAAAGTACAAAAAACTGCGTGAGATAAAATTAAAAGAAAAAGAAAAAGTTGAAAAAATTGAGTCTGATGTTAATAGCATCAAAAATGATCTTGATGAAATAAAAAGTATCTTAAGGAGTTTAATTGATGAAAATAAATCCAGATGAAATACAATTAGAAGGTATTTCTAAGTTATTTGAATATGAAAAAATTTCTAGAGAAGTTGATAACTGCGAAAATATTGAGGATCTTAAAAATATTTGCAAATGCTACATCAAACTATATTTTAAGCAACAAGAAGTTGTTAGGGACTTAAAAATTTTTAGTCCAGAATAAATAGTTAAAAAAGGTTTTATAAATGGCGCAACCATCTAGTAGGCAGGGATTAATTGATTACGCAAAAAGAAAACTGGGTGCGCCAGTTTTAGAAATTAATGTTGCGGATGAGCAAGTTGATGACATTATTGATGATGCCATTCAGTTTTTTCAGGAAAGACACTTTGATGGTGTATATCCAGCTCTTTTTAAGTATAAGATAACAGAAGACGATATTGCCAGAGGAAAAGCAAAAGCTCCATCTGGAGTTGGGATTGCAACAACATCTGTAGTGGATTCTATGGTTGGGACTGCTACGACTTTTACATATTATGAAAATTCAAATTATTTAAGAATTCCAAATTCAGTTATAGGAGTTACAAAAATATTTCACTTTGATGGATCTAACGCAATCAGCAGCAACATGTTTAGCGTTAAATATCAATTATTTCTCAATGATATTTACTATTGGGGAACAACAGAAATTTTAACATATGCAATGGTTAAAACTTATCTTGAGGATATTAATTTTCTATTAACAACTCAAAAACAAATAAGATATAATAAAAGGCAAGATAGATTATACTTAGATATAGATTGGGGCACTGTTAGAGCTGGTGATTTCTTTATTATTGATTGCTATTCGGTTTTAGATCCTAATACGTATTCTGATGTTTGGAATGATTCATTTCTTAAGCAATATGTAACTATATTGATTAAAAAACAATGGGGACAAAATTTAATTAAGTTCCAAGGAGTTAAACTTCCAGGCGGAGTTGAGTTAAACGGAAGACAATTATATGATGATGCTCAAAGAGAATTGGATATATTGATGGAAAAAATGTCTAGTATGTATGAACTTCCACCATTAGACATGATTGGATGATGCTATGTTAAATCCATTTTTTCTTCAGGGATCAAAAACAGAACAAAGTCTCGTTCAGGATTTAATTAATGAGCAATTAAAAATATATGGAATTGAAGTTTATTATATACCAAGAAGATATATTACAGAAAAAACAGTTATCAGAGAAGTTGTAGAGTCTGAATTTAAAGATGCATATCCAATAGAAGCATATTTGGAAAATTTTGAGGGATATGCTGATAATAGTGTGATTTTATCAAAATTTGGAATTCAGGCATTAAATGAAATTGTTTTGACAATTTCTAGAGAAAGATTTGAACTTTATATTTCACCACTTATAAAAAATTCACCCAATACAAAATTATCGACAAGACCTAAAGAGGGAGACTTAATTTATTTTCCATTAGGTGATAGATTATTTGAGATTAAATTCGTTGAGCATGAAAAGCCATTCTATCAACTTCAGAAAAATTACATTTATACTCTCAAATGTGAACTCTTTAGATATGAAGATGAGGTTATTGATACTGGAGTAATTGAAATAGATGATACTCTATCCGGAATAGGAACAAGTTTAGATGATGGTCTCATTCCAGTTGGATCAATACAGACATTAACCTTAGTTGGGGCGGGAGTGACAGCATCTGCATATACATCAATTGTAAATGGTGGAATTAAGAGTATCACCGTCACAAATAGAGGAGGAGGATACACTAGTATTCCTAGAGTTGGAATATCGTCAGCACCAGCTGGAGGTAAAACAGGAATTGCAACTGCAGTCATGATAAGTGGAATTGTTGTTTGTACTGATAGTGCAAATCCGTCCTCTCAATCTGTTCAGTCTGTGAGAATTGTAAATCCTGGATCTGGATATACTGTGGCACCTGGAATAAAATTTATTGGTGGAGGAGGAAGTGGTGCAGCAGCAACATCAATTATAGAAAATGGTATTGTTGGTGTCATAACTGTCTCTAACGCAGGTTCTGGATATACTTCTGCACCACCAATTACATTTACTGGAATCTCAACAGTATCTGCAGCAGCTACGGCAATTCTAAGTCCAACTGGATCAATTCAAGCAATTTATATCACCAATTCTGGTGCTGGATATACGCAAGCACCGACAATTACTATAGGTTCTCCATATATGATTGGAATTGGAACATATACCTTTAATGAAGTTGTAACAGGATCTCAAAGTGCAACAACAGCAAGAGTTCGTTCTTGGAACTCAACTACAAATAAACTTGAGGTTGCATCAATTAGTGGAGAGTTTCTTGTTGGTGAAACTATTGTTGGGGCTGGTGCAACATATATTATCAGGGCAATAAATGAAAATGTTGTAGATGATGGTTTTGCTGCAAATCAAGAGATAGAAACAGAAGCAGATCTAATCATTGACTTTACTGAAAGAAATCCTTTTGGGCAAGCATAAATATTATTTACGAATCTCTATGTACATGAATTAAAATGTTTGAGTACTTTTATAACGAAATTTTTAGAAAAACAGTAATATCTTTTGGAACATTGTTTAATGATATTACAATTAAAAGAACAAATTCTTCAGATAACGTTGTAAGCGTTATAAAAGTTCCTTTGGCATATGGTCCAACTCAAAAGTTTTTGGCAAGATTAGAACAATCTCCAAATCTCAACAAACCTTTGCAAATTACTTTGCCAAGAATGTCTTTTGAGTTTACTGGAATAGTTTATGATCCAGCAAGAAAAGTAACAACAACTCAACAATTTTTAACAAAAGACTCTTCTGATGGAAGCGTTGTAAAAAAAGTTTACATGCCAGTTCCATATAATATGCAGTTTGAGTTGAGCATTATGTCAAAAATAAATGATGATGCTCTACAAATTATTGAGCAAATTTTGCCATATTTCCAACCAGCTTATACATTATCAGTTAATTTGTTAGAGAATGGTATTAATGAAAAGAAAGATATACCTATAGTACTCGAAAACGTAACTTTTCAGGATGATTATGAGGGCGATTTTACAACTCGTCGTGTTTTGCTTTATACGCTAAGATTTACTGCAAAAACTTATTTGTTTGGTCCAGTTTCTACTGCAACTTCAGATATTATCAAATCTACAAAAATCAGTTATCTTACAGGAACTGATACAACAAATACAACAAGAGAAGTTGTATATTCAACTGAACCAAGAGCAATCAAAAATTATACTGGGAATGTCATTGCCAGCATAACAAAAGATGTTACAAAAACGGATACAACAATTTATGTTTCTGATACTTCATCAATTACAAATAAAACTTACTTAGACATTAATGGTGAAGAAGTTTATGTTGTTAACATCAATAATGATTCTATACAAGTAGAAAGAGGAAAAGATGGAACAACAATTACGACACACTTAGTTGGAGATCCTGTCAAGTCTATTACATCATCGGACAATAATTTGGTTGAGTTTGGTGACGATTTTGGTTTTAGTGGAACTATTAATTAAAATAATCTTATGAATATTGAAAAAAAGTATAAAGATCTAAATCAAACATTTAATGTTGATTCTGAGATTGTTGTTTCTGAAAAGGAATCTGCAATTCCAGAACTAAAAATAGATTCCACTCAGGATGACATTAAAAAAGATTATGAATATACAAGAGGAAACTTGTATGCGATTATAGAAAAAGGACAAGAAGCACTGAATGGAATCTTGGAATTGGCACAAGAAAGTGATATGCCAAGAGCATATGAAGTTGCAGGACAACTTATTAAGAGTGTTTCTGATGCAACAGATAAATTAATGGATTTGCAGAAAAAAATAAGAGACATTGATGAAAATAAGTATCAAGGTCCAACAACTGTCAATAATGCTTTATACGTAGGATCAACTGCAGAATTATTAAAGTTGATCAAACAACAGAAAGAAGATAAATAGTTAAAAAAATGCATCATGGCATCTGCAATCAATCTATCTTTAGATAAAGGAACTACTTTTGAGTCAACTTTTATTGTAAAGAACGCTGATGATAGTGCATTTAATTTGACTGGATATACAGCAACTGCAAGAATACGTAAGCATCCAGCGGCATCAGATTATAAATCATTTCAGACTACTGTTACTTCAGCAAAAG